CGCAAACGCAAATTGCAAGGCACCCTTGTTATTCAGAGTGTAGCTCACTTGACCCCCTTAAAATTAGAAGGCTGTTAGGAAAAGCTTAACCTAACATTTAACAAGACGTGACACGATTAATGATTACCATTGATCAACTGCCGTATTCGATGGTCCTCCCAGACCCGAACATACGTAAGTTTCACCTTGGTAAGTCATATCTATAGCATCATAATTTAACACGATCGGTGGCATTGATCGATTATTCAGTAAATTAAAATGTTTTATGCGTTCATTGATATTATCACGCAACTTGCAAAAATACGTTTCGCCGTGCATATAACTTTCTCGAAGTGCCGTCTCACAGTTAACCCGTGTAGCTTCGATTGAGTCATCGCTCTTATGAATCCATTGTGGGATGTTCTCCACAATGTCAAATCGTAACGGTGCTTTAATGAAATGCCCGTCTTTAATGAATGATCTTTTCAAAAATAGAATCTTAGATGGATCTTTCTGTTCAAAAACAGTTGATTCTTTATCACCAGGAGTAATACCCATGCCAAGTTGTTCCATATATGGTTTAATAATATCGCCATTAAACATGCTAACCCATTCAGGTTTTACAGCTTTAACAATATCATCACCATACATAATACTAGCAACAGTATCTCTAAAGTGAGTCAAATCAGTTTCAATATTCTTTTCCTTACAAATTAAAAGCCAAACATAATACATGAGGATATCGTGCACTATACAGTTTAATTCAGCTGTAATAGCACATCCAGAGCATTGACCAGAGGCTTTTTGGAATAAACGATCTTTAACGATGATATTAGTAAATATTAAATCATGCAACAACATGATTCTCAATTTTCCAATAGGACTATCATCTGAATCTTTATACCAATAATTAACCAGTGATGCTACTGAATAAACGAATTCCGGATGTAAATGTTGGTCCCAATTTTGATAATCAAAATCTTCCCATTCATTATTTTTGGACATTAATTTATCATATAAATCCTTCCACTGAGTGGCTGGATCTATGCCGACGCAAGATGTTACTACGCCTGCTTTCTGATGTAAGGTTGCAATAAATGCACCGAAATACTTTCTAATTAAAAGGTTGTAATCAAGTGGTAAACAAAGAAATGCTCTTGTTTTTCCATCTTGAATCTTCTTTAAAGGTCTTGTTTCATCTTTCAGACACGCATATGCAATGGTTTGTGGTTTTATTCCATTAAGCAATTTCGTTTCTCGTTGTTCCAACCCACACTTTAAACTTTCTTTCATTTTGTAAAACTTACCATAACCCTCAGGTGGTTCAACTTCTGTAAACCATTCATATTTTCCTCCGGATGTTGTTATTTTCCTTTGGAGAACATATGGATAACCAGGTGATGATTTCATCTCAACTCTATTGATAACTTGAGGAACACCATTTATCATTTCATCTTCAGTT